TACAAGCTATTAAACTTAAACAATATCAAGAGTATTTAAAAATACAAAAGGAGAATGAAGATGTTGAAGACAATGGAAACTTTCTTAACTCTAAATGTATTCAAATATTCTGTGGATTAACATTAAAGGAATCTTATAATCTTCCTGTCAAAATGTTTGATGGAGTATTACAACAAATAGGAAGATGTTTTGAAGAACCTACTCCACTAATCAAAGAGTTTAGTATGACTGGCTCTAATGATGTAGAGGTTAGCTTTGGTATGATACCTTCCTTAGACGAAATGACATTTGGTGAATATGTAGATTTGGAAAGTTTTATGTCTGACTGGAGTAATATGCATAAGGCAATGGCTGTATTATACAGACCGATTACATTTAACAAGAATGGTAAATATCTAATTGAAGATTACGATGGCTCAGATAAGTACTGGGAGGTGATGAAAGATGCTCCTGTTAATGTTGCTTTAGGTGCAATGGTTTTTTTTTATCGTTTAGGGAAAAAATTATCGAAATATACGATGGACTATTTACAGCATCAGCAAACTCTTCAGGATTCCAAGCAGGACAAGGATTTGGAAAAAAGTGGGGATGGTATCAGTCAATTTACGCACTTGCTGGAGGAAAAGTATCAAGAGTTAATAAAGTTACAAAAATTCCATTACACCAGTGCTTAATATGGTTAGAGTTTGAGAAAGAGAAAAACGAATTAGAACAAAAGATGATTAAAAACGCTTATAATAAAAATAGATAATGACACAAGTATACGACATACTAGACAAAGTAAGAGATAGATTAAGAGACAATCCTAATGTATTCTCTGTAACCTTTGGAGATATTACAGAGGTTGACTTAAACAAGACAACAATATTTCCTTTAAGCCACCTTACAATAACAAACGTAACCTTTGAAAGAAGTGTAATTAACTTTACTATAGCTCTATTATGTTTAGACATAGTAGACTATAACAAAGAAAAGTATGATGATGATATATTTTATGGTAACACTAACCTACAAGACGTTTATAATACTCAATTACAAGTAGTGAACGATATTGTGCAGTCGGTTAGAAGGGGTAGCTTATTTGACAGTAAGATACAACTTATAGGAGAACCATCTGCAACTCCCTTTAAAGATAGGTATGAAAATGAATTAGCTGGATGGGGCATAGAGATTAATGTAAGTATGATTAACGATATAAGCATCTGCTAATGAGTTACGATAACCTACAAGAAACTTTAGAGAAATATGCAAAAGCATATACTGTTCAATTTAAAAGTCAATTAAGAAAAGATAAGACTTATGCTTCTGGCGATTTAGCAAACAGTATAAAACCAGACCTGTCATTAGAAAATCAGTTTTCAATATTGGCTTTAGATTATATAGAACAAGTTTCTGAGGGTAGAAGAGCAGGTAAGATGCCACCATGGCCACCAAGAAGTTTTAGAATTTTGGACTGGATTAAGAAAAAAAACATAATTATAAAGAAAAAAGGAAAAGTAGTTTCTCCTAGTCCTAATAATTTAAAAAGCTTAGCTTATGTTATTGCTAGGTCAATAGGGAGTAGAGGAGCTATAAAAAGATTTGGGTATAAAGGAAGTAATATAATAGACTTTGTATACAACTCTCTATCAAAACAAATGGGAGATGAAATATTTGAATCATATAAGCAAGATTTAGAAAAAATATTAAAAGAACAAATAAAATAAAATAAATGTCAACAATAATAAACTCAAGAAGTCCGTATTATTTTAAAGTATCTGATTCAAGTTTAAATTCAGCTACAATTCAAATTTATATATGGACTGGTCAATATGCAGATAGAGTAGCGGGAGATTTAAAATATACTCTATCTAAACAAGAAGTGGGAGACACTAATTATGTTGTTTTTGAAGTTAGTGAACTTGTAAGAGATTTTCTTGAAACAGAATACGGTAATTATTCAACAGATACCATTTGGACTGATATAGACACTACCATATATGATTCTGACGGAAACATAGTTCAAGTAGGAGGACAAGACACTGTAACAAGTGCTTTTTTAGTTCTAGATGGTTATGGATATTTTGAAGAGGCAACTAATCCTAGAACAAGTACAGACCCAACAGCTTCTTCATATACACCTCAAGTATTACAAAGTAATCTAAACGTATACTTTAATTCAGGAGAAGACATTAAAATACCTGTATTTGCAGAAGCACAATCTTATGTGACATTAACCTCTGCTGCTGGTGCCAGTGTAAACTGGGAAGATGCAAATGAATTTTGGGATGAATACGATGTTCTGTGGGGTGCTGGTACTAGTCCTATACAGATAGTAGATAGTGGAGACTCTGACCAAAAGATTCAATACATAATTATTACAGACACTGAAAATTTAGCGACAGGAGATAAGGTTACTTTTGTTAGTCCTGCTCCGCCAGATACACCAACTCAAACTACAGTAATAAATTTAATATCTGTTGCGGAAGCTAAATATACTCCATTAAACATAATATTTTATAATAAGTTTGGAGCATTACAGAATATGTGGTTTTTCAAGAAATCCACAAACTCTATAAATGTTACTTCTGAAAACTACAAATCTAACATACTGGATTTAGATAATGACGGAGGCACACCTTCTTATGTTATAAATAAGCATCAAGAAAAAATATTCATGGTAAACTCAAGAGAATCTATAAGTGTAAGTACTGATTTTATAAGTGAAGAATACAATGAAGTAATAAGACAATTGTTAAACAGTGAACAAGTTTGGGTAGATGATGGAACGAATGTTTTACCTATAAATTTAAAAAGCAAATCATTTGAGCTTAAGAAAGGAGTTAATGATAGATTTGTAAATTATACAATATCATTTGATTATGCGTTTGATAAAATAAATAACATACTTTAATGCAAAAAATAGTATTATATATAAAAAACGACGAAGGTGTTTTTAAGAGAGTTGACATGTTCGATGATGAAAGTGTTGTTCTTAAATCTCAAATACAAGATATAAAAGATGTAGGAAAAGTATTTACTGATTTTTCAAGATTATTTACATTACCTTCTTCAAAAGAAAACAATAAATTATTTAAACATTATTATAATGAGTCTATTGAGAATGGTTTTGATGCTAGAAATAAAAAAGAAGCTATAATAGAACTAGATTTTTTGCCATTTAAAAGAGGAAAGATATTGTTAAATTCTGTAAAGATGAAAAACAATATGGTTCATTCTTACAATATAACATTCTTTGGAAATACAGTTAATTTAAAAGATTTACTAGGAGAAGACGAATTAAGCCTTCTAGGTGACTTAGATGAATATGGTCACGATTACAGTAATACTAACGTAAAAACAGGGTTACAAAGTGGTTTATTTTCTGGAAAAATAATTTATCCTTTAATATCTCACACTAAAAGGTTCTATTATGACTCTGCTCAATCTAGTCCTGAATATAACGGAAATTTATATTACAATAATTCAAACAATAGCATAGGTCTTTCATTTGAAGATTTAAAACCTGCTATAAAGTGCATGACTATTATTGAGGCAATAGAAACAAAGTATAATATATCTTTTACAAGAGATTTCTTTAATGAAACTTCAGGAAGTCCTTTTGCAAATTTATTTCTCTGGTTGAGTAGGAATAAAGGCAAAATAGGTGGAGACGAAAATCAAGAAGAAATATTAAGTAGGATATGTAAAGATTGGGGATATGTTTCTGGTCTTTTAGGTTTTATTGTAACAGATGATAGTTGGGTTGTTTCAAGTAGACCTGATAAAAGATATGAAGCTAAAATAGAAGTTTCAACTTCAGGAGCCAACACAAGTATTCCTTATAGAATTAAGGCAGTAGATTATGTCTCAGGAAATGTTTTAGGACAAGCTCTTTTTGCAGCATCTTCATTTAGAGATTTAACAATAAATATACTAGCTAGTTCACAACAAGTAAATTATCAAATAAAATGGATAATTGAATCTGAAGATACATTAAGCTTTACTCCTGTTTTAGAATTAAAACAATACAGTGTAAATCCTATAACAGGAATTACTACAGGATTAGACGGAACAACTGAATACAGTATAAATGGAAGTGGAGACACAATAAACACAACAGAAAACATAATTATAACAGAAAATGTTCCTAAAATAAAAACTATTGATTTTCTTACAGGGCTGTTTAAAATGTTTAATCTAACTGCTTACTATATTGAAGATTTTGGTGACCCTGATTACGACAAAATATATGTAGATACTTTAGATAATTTTTATTCTGATGCAGTAAACAACCCTTCATCTGGGAAAATAAATATAACAAAATATGTTGATGTATCTAATACAGACATATCTCCTTCTGTTCAATTCAAAGAATTAGAATTTAAACATGAAGAACCTAGTACACTGTTAGCTATAAATCATCAAGAAACTTTTAACGAGATTTTTGGAGACGAAACTTATAAACCTCAAAATATAAACAGAGGAGAAATATATAAGGTAGAAACTCCTTTTGAACACATGAAGTTTGAAAGACTTATTGATGCTAATAAAACAGGGACAAGCCCTTATTCGTCAATTTCATCTCCCGCTCCATATGTAACTGATATACTGTGGGGGTATTCAGCAGATGGAGATTTTGAACCAAAAACAGATATAACTCCAGCTACAGGAGATTATTCTCCAGTGCTAACCAAATCTTTGGTTTTTTACGCTGTACAAGAAACTATAAGTGCTGGAAAAGGAATTAAATGGATTTCAGACGGAAGTCCTACAGAAATAACACAATATCATAGACCCTCTAATACAAATGAAAGTGCTTCAGTTTCTACGGCTCCAGATTATACAATAAACTTTAGTAATGAAATTGATGAATGGAACCTAACTGATTATAGTGATAGTGGCTTTACTAACTCATTATTTAAGAAGTTCTATGAAACATATATAACAGATGTCTTCAATCAATATAAAAGGACATATAAGTTAAAAGCTAAATTCCCTTCTGACTTTTTAATTAATTATAGGTTAAATGATGTCCTTGTTATACAAGACAGAGAGTTTACAATAAATTCAATAAGTACAAATTTAAAGGATGGTAAAAGCGATTTAGAATTATTAATAAAATTATGATAAAAAATATAATAGATTTACTGAATGCTTCTGATTGGTATATATATGATGAAGATATAGATATAGCAAAAGGAAAATATAAATCTCCAAGAACTTGGAAAGAAATAAAAAAGAGTATAAAACGAAACACATACAACAATGGCTGATAATACTATAAAAATATTTACTATTAAGGTTGACACTACTGAGGGAAAAATAGCTATAGATGGCTTAACAAAAGGCTTTGTAAAATCAGATACAGCTTTTAAAAAACTTGGAAACACAATAAGAGACACAACTAAAAAAGGAGTAAGTCCTTTAGCTGATGCTACTGGTTTAGCAGGTGCTGCGGTAAACGAACTTGGTAGAACTGTTTCTGATGCTGGATATGGTATTCAAGGTATGGCAAATAATATTTCTCAATTAGGAAGTTTGTTTGCAATATTAATTGCAAGAACAGGAGGTTTTACAAACGCATTAAAAGTAATGGGAAAACAATTTGTGGGTCCTCTTGGTGTTTTGTTTGTTTTTCAGGCGGCTGTTGCGGCATTAGAGTACTTTAGTAGAGAAACCAAAAAAGCAGATGACAACGTCAAAAACCTTGACAACACATTTTCCAAACAATCTTCTTCTCTTCAAGCTTATGTAAAAATATTAGATGATAGTAATATTTCTTTAAATGAAAAAAGGGAACTGGTTGAAGAAATTAACGAAGAACATAAAGACTTAAATATTCAAATAGATGAAGAAGGAAGGTTAACTGAAGACTCTAGAAATAAAACACTTTTATACATTGAAGCAATTAAACAAAAAGCAAAGGCTCAGGCTTTAATAGTTTCAATACAAAATAACTATCAAGAACAGTTAAAAATAGAGAATCAAGAATTAGACGAACAAATTGGAACCTTTGATGTTATAATCTCTGCCATTAAAAATTATGGAAGAATAGGCTCTACATCTGTAGATATAGTTACAAAAGGAATAGAAAATCAAGGAAAGGCTTTAGATAACATTGACAAGCAAAATGACGAGTATATTAAGAAATTAGAACAAATAGGAGTAATACCAGAAATTAATGAAGAGAAGGAAAAAAAGATTAGAAAAGCAAAAAAAGATTTTGTTGCTAAAGAATTGTCTTTTGCTGATGATATATTAAAATCTCAAGATAAAGTAAATAAAAAAATAACCAAAAGTCAATTTGTTAGATTAGAGCAAGAAGAAGAATTACAAAAGAAATTAGCTCAAATAAAGTTTGATGAATATAAAGAAAGAGAGTTAGCAAGAGCTAATGCGATAAAAGACCCAAAAGACAGAGCTAAAGCAGTAGAAAAAGCAAATGAAGCTATAGCAAGGTCACAAACTTCTTTATCTCAATACGAAATACAATTAACAAAAGAAACACAAGATAAAAAGACTCAAATAATAGCAGATGCTATAGTTAAACAATTTGATTTAGCTATGCAATTAAATGCAAAAGAAAGAGAAGCTGTATTAAGCTTTGAAGCTTCTATGGCTACTAATGAATTAGATAAAATAGATATTGAAAGAAAGTTAGAAGATGAGAAGTTAAAAAACAAACTTGATGCTCTTGATATAGAAAAACAAAAAAGAATAGAAAATGATGAGTTTTATGGAGACCTTTTAATAGAAGAAGAACAAGCCGTAAATGCTTCTGAAAGACAAAAGACTAAGTTTAAAGAGAAAGAAGAGAAAACAAAACTTGCGATAGCTAATCAAGTAAGTCAAGCTATTATTGGAATTGCTGGAGAAGGTTCTGCTGTAGGTAAAGCAGTTGCGGTTGCTATGGCTATAATGAATACTAAAGAAGCTATTACTGCTGCATTAGGAGCTAAACCTTATGGTCCTTGGAATATTGCACAAGCGGTTGCTACTGGAGTATTTGGTATGCAACAAGTAAGAGAAATAATGTCTACTAAACTTCCTGTTGCTGCTGCTGAAGGTGGTGCAGGAGCTAGTATGTCTGTCTCTGCTCCAGACTTCAACGTAGTAGGTCAAGGTGCAGGTAGTCAAGTTGCACAAGCAGTTACATCTGCTCAAGATAGACCTTTCAGGGCTTATGTTGTTAGTGGAGACGTTACATCTGCTCAAGAATTAGATAGAAAAACATTAACAGAATCTGCAATAGGATAAATAAAACAAAATACAAATATAAAAGTTACCATATTATGAAAACAATAGAACTATATATTGATGAAGAGAACGAATTTAGTGGAATAGAAGCTATAAGCGTTGTCGAGAATCCAGCAATAGAAGAAGATTTTATTGCATTAAAGAAACAACAAGTGCAACTTGCTGAAGTAGACAAAGAGAAAAGAATCCTTATGGGAGCTGCTCTTATACCTAACAAAAAGATATACAGAAATAATGGAGAGCAAGAATATAATATATTTTTTAGTGAGGAAACAGTAAGAAAAGCATCTGAACTATTTTTGTCAAGAGGTAAACAAAACAATTCAACTTTAGAACATGACGTTAAACTCAATGGATTATCTGTTGTAGAATCTTGGATTATTGAAGATAAAAAGAAAGATAAATCAAGAAAGTATGGATTTAATTTACCTGTAGGTACTTGGATGGTTTCTGTAAAAGTTAACAATGATGAAATATGGAATGACTTTGTAAAAGAAGGTAAAGTAAAAGGATTCTCTATAGAAGGTTTCTTTGCTGACAAACTAGATGAAAGACCAAGAGAAAATGTAGAGGAAGACTTTGATGAAATCGAAGCTTTATCTAAATTATATGAAATAGAAGAAGCATTCTTAGATTCACAACAAGTAGAATTAGAATCTTATAACGACTATCCACAAGGTGCGGTAAACAATGCAAAGAGAGCTTTAAAATACAAAGAAGAAAATGGCAGTTCTTGTGGAACTTCTGTAGGTTGGAGAAGAGCTTCACAGTTAGCTAATAAACAAAAAATCACAAGGTCCACGATTGCTAGAATGGCTTCATTTAAAAGACATCAACAGAATAAAGATGTACCTTACACAGAAGGGTGTGGAGGAATAATGTGGGATGCTTGGGGAGGTTCTGCTGGTATCAATTGGGCTATATCTAAACTAAAGCAAATAGATAAAAAGAAAATGTCTGAAATAGATGAATTAGAATTAGAGTTACAAGATGCTTTAGAATGTAATAACCTGACTTTATCTGAAGATAAATTTAGTGACTATCCTGATAAAGCACATAAAAATGCTTTAAGAGCTTTAAAATATAAGATAGATAATAAAATACAATGCGGAACAAAAGCAGGTTGGCAATTTGCTAGAATGTTGGCTAAAAAAGAACCTATATCAAGATGTTTAATATCTCAAATGGCTTCTTATGTTAGATTTAGAAGAGATAAAAACGTTTCTTATGAAAAAGGTTGTGGAAAGTTACTTTGGGATGCTTGGGGAGGAGACGCAGGTATTAATTGGGCTTCTAAAAAGATAAAAGAAATAGATAGAGAAATAGAACCAATAACTTCTTTAAGTTTAGCCTCAATGAAAATTAATGAAGACTATGCTATAATAGACGATAGATTAGCATATTCTACAAAAGAGAAGGCTATAGAAATGGCTAAAGATTTGGGGTGTAACTCTTACCACGAACACGAATATGAAGGAAAGATGTGGTATATGCCTTGTGAATCACATTCAGTAGAAGCAGGTAAAACTAGCAAGAGTCCTTGTTGGGATGGCTATGAACAAAAAGGATGGCAAATGATAGACGGTAAAAGAAGACCTAATTGTGTTAAAAAGAAATAATGAGAAGAAAATATAAAAAGACACCAAGCAGAACAAGTCCTCGTTCTTCAAGAAGAGGTTGTTTGTGTAAAGACGGAACTTACTCAAGAAAATGTTGTGATGGTTCTTTACAGGCTCAAGGGGTAGGTTCTTTGTATGGAGAAGATTTATTGCTTACTGAATCAGGAGCTTATTTACAACAAGAAAACGGTAATAATATAAAAGTATAAAAAATGGCAAAAAAAATATCACAATTAAATGCAATAACAACTATACAAGAAGATGATTTACTTGCTGTAGTAGAAGGAAGCGAAACTAAAAAAGCTGAAGTATATCAATTAGAGAATTATTTAATTCCTACTAATATTACTATGAGTGATGGTTCTACTGTTAACTTATCAGATTCAACTTATTATAAATCTATGCTTATTAGATTAACTTGGTCTGGTGGTGCAGGTAATGCAACATTAAATTTACCTCCAGCAGCAGACAATACAAATAGATTAATGAGGTTTATTTCTAATGGAGGATTCGCAGTTTCAACAAGAGTAAACTTAACTCCTACAGGTTCCGATACTTTAGATGGCTCTACAGATGCTTATGTCATAAACATAACTTATGAAGGCATACAAGTATGGTCAGATGGTGTTGAATGGTTTATAATACAAAAGAAAGCATAAAAATACAACAGAAAGAAACACTTGAGGTTATCAAGTTATACTATTAATTTAAATCAATAATATATGAAAGCTACCGACATCGTAGAAAAATTTAAGAAAATCTTACTATCTGAGACTGAAGAAAAAGTCGAAGAGATAGAAGTAAAAGAAGATGTACAATTAGCTGAAGAAGTTATCGAAGAAGTAAAGGATGAAGTTTCTGATGAAATTCCTGTAGAGGAAATTGAAAAAGAAGATTTATACGCTACTAAAGAAGAACTTTCTAAAGCTATTGCTGAAGTAAAAGCAATGTACGACCAATTAATGGAATCAATGAGTGATGAGAAATCACCTGAAGTTCCTGAAGAATTGAGTTCTGAAGAAGTATCAGAAGAAGGTGAAGTGGAATTATCTTCACAAGAATCAGAAGTAGAGCCTATTGCTCACTCTCCTGAGTCTAACGTAGAAAAAAACAATGTTCATTTGTACGGTCAAAGTAGACCTCAGACAATAATGGATAGAGTGTTAAACAAAATATCATAATAAACCAAAAACTAAAATAATAAAAAATGGCTACTACAACTTCAATTACAAGTACTTATGCTGGAGAATTTGCTGGAAAGTATATTTCTGCTGCATTATTATCTGGTTCTACTATAGAAAATGGTGGAATTTCAGTAAAACCTAATGTAAAGTTTAAAGAAGTAATCAAGAAAGTCTCTACAAGTGGACTTATTGCTAACGCTTCTTGTGACTTTGCTGACACAGGCACAGTTACATTAACTGAAAGAATCCTTCAACCAGAAGAGTTCCAAGTTAATGTTGAACTATGTAAAAAAGACTTCCGTTCTGACTGGGAAGCTGTACAAATGGGATATTCTACATTTGACAAATTACCTCCAAAATTCAGTGATTTCTTAATAAGCCACGTTGCTGCTAAAGTTGCTGAGAAAACTGAGCAAAATATCTGGCAAGGTGTTAACGCTAACGCTGGTGAATTTGATGGATTCTCTACTTTATTAGCTGCTGATTCTGATGTTATTGATGTAACTGGTTCTGCAATTACTGCTTCTAACGTAGTTTCTGAATTAGGTTCTATCGTAGATGCAATTCCTTCTACTCTATACGGACAAGAAGATATGTACATCTATGTATCTCAAAACATCGCTAGAGCTTATGTAAGAGCTTTAGGAGGATTTGGTGCTTCTGGATTAGGTGCAAACGGTGTAAATGCTCAAGGAACTCAATGGTGGAACAATGGTTCATTAAGCTTCGATGGTGTAAAACTATTTGTTGCTAACGGACTTGCTGATGACACTGCTGTTGCTGCTGAAAAATCTAACTTATACTTTGGTACAGGTCTTTTATCTGACCACAACGAAGTAAAAGTTATTGATATGTCTGACCTAGATGGTTCTCAAAATGTAAGAGTAATCATGAGGTTTACAAGTGGAGTTCAATACGGAATCGGAGGAGATATCGTATACAGAGTAAACGCTTAATAATAATAAATAAAGGGTGGGTTTAACCACTCACCCTTTTAATACTAACTTTTAAAAACTAATAATATGTCTTGTAATTTATCACTATATAGAACAGAACCTTGTAAAGACAGTGTTGGTGGGTTAGATAAAGTTTACTTCGTCAATTATGACAGTTCGTTATACTCAAACATTACGTTTGACACAACTAACACAGATGCCATAGAGTCAATCACTGGAACTCCATCTGCATACGAATATGACATAAAAGGAACTTCTTCTTTTACTCAAAACATTCAAGCAAGTAGAGAAAATGGAACTACTGCTTTTGAACAAGTTCTTGAGCTTACTTTACATAAGCTAACAATTGCTGACCATAAAGAATTAAAATTATTATCTTTTAATAGACCTCATGTCATAATAAAAGACAATAATGGAAATTACTTCTTAGCAGGTATAGAGCATGGTATGGATGTTTCTGGTGGTACTATCGTAACAGGTGGTGCTATGGGAGACTTAAGTGGTTATACTTTAACTTTAACAGGAATGGAAAAAGCTCCAGCTAATTTCTTGGAGTCTGACCCTGCTACTGTTGGATTTACTGTTGTAAACTCTTAAACATAGTATACTCTTAAACATAATAGATATAAAGGGGCTTTTGCCCCTTTTTCTATATAAAACAAAATCAATACTTTTCAGTTATCTTATTATGATAAGATTACTTCCAAATACAGATTCTCAAACGATTAACATAATCCCTAGAGACAAAGCGTCTTTGTCAAGTATCAATCTTACTATAACAGAAGATGGAACTAACAAAAGCGAAACATTAACAGACCTTACGGCTTCTGATAATGGAAACTTTGTTTCTGTATCATTAGCTTCTACAATATTGAAAGCTGAATCTGCTTATTATTTACAGTTTAGTAAAAGTGGAGAATTATGGTATAGAGATAAAGCTTATGTTACTTCTCAAACAAACGATGAAGTAATACACACATTAAATGAAAACAAGTACACTCAATATGGAGCAGGTACTGAAGACGAATATATAGTAATATAATATGGAAAACAAAAATATTAGAGTAGTCAATTTATCTGGTTATGAGATACCAGAAATAAAAGAAGTCTACGGAAAACAATGGGTTCAGTACGGAGAGAATAATGACTACTTTGATGAACTTATAGACAAATACTTAGGAAGTCCTACAAATGCTAGATGTATAAATGGTATTGTAGATATGATTTATGGTAGAGGACTAGAAGCTACAGACAGTGAAATAAAGCCTGAGATGTATGCTAAGATGAAAATGCTCTTAAAACAAAAGGATTTAAGGCGTGTTGTCAACGATTATAAGATGTTAGGTCAAGCTGCTGTTCAAGTGGTCTATAACAAGCAGAAAACAGCCATTGTGAAGGTATTACACTTTCCTATGGAAACTCTTAGAGCAGAAAAAGCTAAAAATGGTCAAATAGAAGGTTATTACTACCATCCTAAATGGTCTGATATAAAACCTAGTGACAAACCTAAAAGAATACCTTCTTTTGGTAATGGTTCTAAAAGAGAAGTTATAGAAATATATGTATTTAAGCCATATAGGTCAGGATTTTACTATTATTCTCCAGTGGATTATCAATCTTGCTTACAATATGCAGAATTAGAAGAAGAAGTGAGTAATTACCATATAAATAACATAAAAAATGGATTACAGCCTTCTTTATTAATAAACTTTAACAATGGAGTACCTAACGAAGAAACTCAAGAGCTTATTGAACACAAAATATATGATAAGTTTAGTGGCTCTTCAAATGCAGGTAAATTCATACTTACTTTTAATGAGTCTACAGAAACTCAAGCAGATTTACAACCTATTCACTTACCAGATGCTCATGCACAGTATCAATTCTTGGCTGACGAAAGTAGAGAAAAGATAATGCTTGGTCATGGTATTGTTTCTCCTATATTATTAGGTATAAAAGACAATACAGGGTTTGGAAACAATGCAGAAGAGCTTAGAACTGCTTCTATCCTTATGGATAACATAGTAATTAGACCATTTCAACAAAATATTATAGATGGTTTAGATGAAATACTTGCATTTAACAAAATATACTTAAGCTTATACTTTGTAACTCTACAACCAATAGAATTTACAGAATTAGATAACATTTCTACTAAAGTTAAGAGAGAGGAAGAAACAGGAGAGAAATTAAGCTCACAAGAAGAATTAGATTTATCAGATGAAGGTGCAGAAGACTTATACACTCAATTAAAAGTATTAGGAGAGGTTGTTTCTGATGAATGGGAGCTTGTACATACTGAAGCAGTAAAAGATGACAATGAAGAGTTTGATTTAACTAAATTAAGTGTTACAGAAGACGATGCTAATCCTGATAAAAGGTCAAGTCAAGACAATTCTGGATATAAAATAAGATATTCTTATGGTCCAGTAAGAAATTCAGAAAATAGCAGAGTATTTTGTAAAAAACTAGAAGCACTTACGACAAAAAATCTAGTATTTAGAAAAGAAGACATTACTCTTATGTCTTTTAGAGGTTTAAACAGTGAATTAGGACATAATAAGAAAAGATACAACTTATTTAAGTATAAAGGAGGAAAAAACTGTCACCATTTCTGGGAAAGAAGAGTATATAAAAAGAAAGTAACACCAAATGCCGAAGTTGAAGCTTCAGATGCTGTAAAAGATGGATTTAAGGAGCCTAAAAACCCTAAAGAAGTCGAAGTTAGACCAGTAGATATGCCAAACAGAGGTGCTTACCCAAAAACTAAATAATTATGGCACAGAAAGCACTCTTTATAACAATAAACGACTTAAAAAGAAAATCTATAATAGATGGTAATGTAGATGCTGATAAACTTATACAGTTTATTGAAGTAGCTCAAGATACACACATTCAAAACTATTTAGGAGGATTACTTTATAATAAATTACAAACCTTAGTATTAAATGGAACTATAGGTGATTCTGGTAATGCTGATTACAAGTTATTATTAGACGATTATGTAAAACCTATGCTTACTTGGTTTACACAAAGTTCTTATTTACCTTTTGCTATGTATCAAATTAGCAATGGAGGTGTATTTAAACATAGAAGTGAAAACTCAGAAACTATTTCTTTAGAAGAAATGAGAATGATGTTAGCAAAAGTTACTGAAACAGCAGAGTTCTATACTAGAAGATTTGTTGACTACATGGATTATAATAGCACTTTATACCCAGAATACGTTTCTTCTACAAATGGAGAAATGTACCCTGATAAAGATGTTAATTTTAATTCTTGGGTACTTTAATGAGAGATAAAAAGATAAAAACATATAAACCAAAAGAAAGTAATGTAGTTAAATTAGATACTTTCTTACAAAAATTAAACAAAGATGGCAAACACAATAGACTGGGCAAAGATATACTGTAGCACTGAATGGGGTGATACAGCAAACGAGAGTACTTTACATATTGATTCACAACCAACTTGTTTTGAATAATGGCTACACTTTCAGGAAATAAAATAAAAGATACTTATCAGTCGCTTGTAAAGTTCTCTGATAATGGAAACATAACAACTTCAGCTAAACAATTAACTGATGGTTTTGGTAATAACTCACCTATGTTTGTATCTACAACACAAGTAGGAATAGGAGTAACACCAGAATCAGGATTAAATCTTCACGTCTTTGGAGATGCTAAAATAGGTAGCAATCTAACAGTAATTGGAAACTTAGTAGTTGAAGGAAGCACTACAACAGTAGGAACAGATACATTAACAGTAAAAGACCCTTTAATTGTACTGGCAAACAATAACACCTCTACAGATGCAGTTGACATAGGTTTTTATGGGAAATATACTCCTTCAGGTACTACACTATACTCAGGACTGTTTAGAGAAGCTCTAACAGGTAAATACAGGTTATTTAAAGGATTAGAAGACGAACCTACTACAACAGTAAACACAGGAGGAACAGGATATGCTGTAGCTACTTTAATTGGTGATTTAGAAGGTACTTTAACTGGTGTAATTGCATCTACTACTACAGCTACTACTCAAAGTGCAAACGATAATTCAACTAAGGTAGCAACTACTGCTTATGTAGACAATCAAGTAGGGTTATACGATACGCTTAGTGAAGTATTAGCTAATGGGAATACTTCAGGAGCTAATGATATTATAATGGAAGACGGTCAGAAAGTAAACTTTGGTACTGATTCTGACTTAGAAATGTATCACGATGGTACAGA